GGAATCATTCCAGTCTTAATTAATTTAGGCATATATTTTCTATGACGATTAATTAATTTAGCAGTCTCTGCTACAGTATATGCACGTTCTCTGTTTTTTCTAAAATCTATACGAAGGCATGTTTCAAGTCTATCTTTGGTAATATTATAAACAGAAACTAAACCAGTAGATCTTGAACTATGATGAATCCTAACAAGATCACCATTTAAAAACCATATTTTTTGACTACCTTTAATTACATTTGAGTTATTGTATGTTTCGTCCTCAATAATTCCTTTTGAAGTAGCCATCTGCCCTCTCTGCTTTCAGTTGGTGGATGATAAAATTTTCTTGAACCACAACGTATGCAATACGTTTCAATATGCATTATGGTTGTATGTAGCCTATCAATAAACAGGCGACCACGACATTTATTACAGTTAAACATATTAAATTATTTTAATTAGGTATTCCAATAGCAATTAAATTAACTGCTAAAGATACATTTCCAGATGCACCAAATCTTATAAAGCCATCTACTCTAGAAGTGGTAACTGTTTGCAAAACAACAGTTACATTTTGTCCAGCCTCAGTATTTCCTATGTTTCTTGCTGTTGCCGTAACAATTGGTGGAAATTTAAAATCATTTTGAAAAGAGTAAGTAAATGCTCTTTCATTGCCAGAACTAACTATACTGTTTGATAAAACTTCTACGTACCCTCCAACAATCCTGGCATTAGAAGTTTTTATGGTTTCTTTAATTGATGATCCATTATCAATGCTAGTAAAATTATATGCAGAAGAAGAAACTTCTGTAGATAAATCATTAATTACTTGAGCCAAATCATAGATATATGTAACATCTAGTGGTTGACCACGTTCTGGTAAAGGTATTCTCGCCATTATTCCTCCTGTTTAATTATACCAAACTAACTATATTTGATTCGAATATAGTTAATTCAGCATTTCTTGTCTTGTTAATTCCTTCAACTTGTACAGCAACTCTAACATTTGTTGTTCCAGTATTAATAAAACTATATGTATGTATTGGAGAAGTTCCGTGATAAAAATAATTACCTCCGTCAAACTTTACAAATATGTCATATTTTGGTCTATTGTTTTCATCTCCCCATGTAGCAGAAAGTGTATTGCCATTTTTAACAACTTGCCCATTTACAAGGGATATGTCTAAAGCATCTACTGAATATATAGAGGACCAGTGTGATGATCTATTTTTATCATCTGAAACAATCCTATATCTTAATAAATAATTATTATTATCTCCTACTGGTGGTAGTTGATTTTTTGGTATGGTTATTTTTTTAATTAATGGATTAGCCATTATGAAACTCCTACTGAAAATCTAAATTCAACATAATTGCTAGTGTTAGGGGACTTTATAATTGTTTCTGCATTATTATTTTTTACAATAGAGTATCCAGTTAATGCATATAGAGGGTTAGTAGTAGCAATATTTTCTAACCTTAAAGCATCTAAAGCAACATAGTAATTTGAAGATGGAACTGGGTTTGGCCCACTATCTTCAGAAAGTACGCATGCATAAATTTTAACAACAGTAACAGCATCCCAAGTAAAGTTTGCAGTTGTGTAAAGATCTTGTAGTTCTTTTGAAATTACAAAGTATCTGTTATTATTAAAATCTTCAACATTTCCTAAATTTCCAGATGTTCCATGATTTACTTCTGCTTCAAAACGAGCATATTCATTATTGTTTGAAGATGAAAATTCAACAAGAACTCTTACTGCTTCTGGAACCAATCCAGAATCACCATCCTTATTTATTAAAGAAAATGCTAATCTTAATTGGTCTATTGGTGAATTTTTAGATAAATCAATACTTGCTCCGCTTATTCTTATATGATTAGACCCATTCTCAACTACAAAAGAATCTGATCCTGGACCACTATCTTCATTTAAAGTAATATTAGACGTATCTCCTTGAATAAAAATAGCATTATTTAAAAATCTGCAGCGCTCATATCTTGAAGAACGTGATGTTTTAAAAAATATAGAATTATCTGAATTTGCCTGAAACACTGGATCTATAACTGAAATTATATTGTCTTCTGCTGGACTATCTAGTGGAGATAAAAAAGAGTTAATTCCTACGGTAGAAATATCTGTGCTATATTGCCAGTTTTCATTTTGGGAAAATGCAAAAATAGTTTTACTATCATAAACTCCAGCAGATGGGTTTGCACCCGCCGAGTATATACCTATTTCAGATATTTCATATCTTTCTTCTGTTGGTAATTCTGCAGTAAAAACAATCTTATTTACGCCATTCTCATTAATAAAACCTTTTGAAGAAATTGGAACTCTAAACATTTCAAAATTTAAATTATCTTTTTGAGAAAAATCTTCTTCAATATCATTAATATCTAACGGGGTTTGACCACAACCAATTGCAATGTATGAGGCATAAGAAGGTGCTTGACCAAGTAAATATTTTCCAAGAATTATTTTTCCATTTTCAGTTATCATGACTCACCTCCATTAAATTGAACTGTATATATTGTACCACTTGTGCTAAGTTCAACCTCTATCTGTTCCTCACTGCTTAAATTAACAAACTCTATAACTAAATTACCAGATTCATCTATATAAAAGTTATTTCCATTTGGACCGCTTCCAACTTCTGGAATTTTGTTATCAAATAAAATTGAAAAACCCAAAAAATACTTATCTAGTGTTTTTTGTAATCCAATAATATTATTTGAATTATATAACTGCTGCAAAGATTTAGAATTTTTAATTAATTGATAAGATATTTCCTGTCCATTAATTGTATCGTTGCGTGATATATTTATTAATTCTTGACCACCAATATTTTCAAAGATTAAATCACTCATCAAGTCTATCGATAGTGACTCATCATCAAATAAAACTATATCTGGTGTAGCAGTTTTAACTAAATTAACATTGTTTAGTGGTATTATTTGATTAAAATTTTGAGGTGTATTTGGTGTTGGAGATGTCATTTTATACCTCGCTCAAATAAATAGTCATGTTTGGGCCATCAGATTTTTTTGAATATTCTATATTATATACTACAAATCGGTCAGTTTCTTTTGTGACAACATCTACTCCATCAGAGTTCTTATAGTTTATGTTAACAATATCGCCCAACTGTATTGTTGGAGTAGCAAATATTTTTACACCTATTGATTTTTTAGGAGTAGTGACTTTATTAATAATCCATCCCATTAAAGACTCTGCATCATCTTGTGTTTGAATGTATGGGGTGTTGATAGAAAATTCATTTGTTCCATAAATCAATCTGCTTAGTTTAATATCATTATATTTATTTTTTTCAACTAGTGGAGAATATACTAAAGAGTTACCAACAAGTGGTGGATCAGATAGACTACTTCGTTTTTTAAAATATTCGTCAACTGATAATTCATGTGTAGTGTCTTGTGTAAATGTAATTCCTTGAATTCTTAAATAATTTCCAGTGGTTTCATCTAAATTTATTGCTGAATCTGTTGAATTAAATATTAAAAATTCTGCACCATAAGAATTTGCATAGAATCCAGAAGTTGTGTATCCCTTAATGCTATTAAATGTTGGAGATAGTTGTGCATATAATGCAGGGTATGCCCTATCATATTTAATATTAAAGTATGCACATTCACGCATAATAGATCCAAATTCTTCAAAATACATGTTAAATTTTGGCGGAGTCTGTGCACTTATTCCAGATAGATATGTTGACTGAACAATTCCACTCATTGCATATTTTCTAAAAGATTCATTAATGCTGATTTCTTTTTTACCTAATGCTGTTGATGCATTATCCAATACTATAGCATTTGTATTTTCAGAATAATTTTCTGATAAGGCATATATATTTTCAAACATACATCTTGAAGAGCCTCTAGTAAATAAAGCCATATTGTTATATATTGGTAGTGGATCTGCATCATCAACAATTTTAATTAATTTATTATTAATGTATAGAAAAAATCTTCTGGAGGTTCCTACTGTTTGATACTCTACAGACAAATCATATACTGTAGAATTTTCTTCACCAGACATTCTGTATTGACCAGTAAATTGTCCATCGTCAACTAATATATTACTTAATCCTCCCCATAACTTTATTGGAATTGCTTTATCGGAGGAACTATCTTTTTTGATTTTATAAAATATAACGTTATTAATTGATATATTTGATTTATTATTTTTGTCTAAGTTTAAATATGACTCAACATTATTTTCAGTTAAAGCAATAATTTCAAAGTAGTACCCGTTATTTGTTTCTGGATTTAACATAACTGCTAATCCACCAGAACCTCCTCCAATGCTAGTATTTTGATTTGGAGAAAGACCAGCAACTTGATAATATGGCATGCTACCTATTGGTGTTTGCCCTCTTATTTCATTGTTTTCAATTTTTCCAATAACTCTTAATCTAGTTCCAAAATGTTTGTATGCATTGTTTAAATTTTTATAAACATAAGAAATAAAATTAATTGGAACATCTGAACTTTTAAATGAAGGTCCATTAATAACTAATGCAGATGATTGAATTGTTCCAGATTGTGTTGATTTAAAATTGTTAACTTCTGTTTCTGTAAAATAATTTGTAGCCATTGAATTTTTTATAATTCCATTTCTTGATGTTTCTTTGGCCAACACATTGTTAACTCCAGCAGCGCCTATTACTGTCTGTGGGATTATTGGATCAAGTTGTGTAGTAAATAAATACTCAGAAGACATGGTGCAGCCACGAACATTATTATTGTCTGACCAGTAACTATCTATTCCAGCGTTGTGTTTTGTTATTGTGGTACCAAACTGACCCCTTCCATGTTCATAAACATCTCCAGGCTGCAACCTTTCTACACCATCAATTGTTTCGTAGTAGGGTGTAGAAAAAATACGAATAAGACCTGTTGGATATATTTTTCCATTAAATGGCAATGATGCAAAATATCTTTGATATTCTTGATTGCTTGATATCCATACATTTCCAGTTCCTGTAATATTAAATTCTGCTGCATCATATTTTATTATTTCACCATTTGAATAAAAATATCCTTGATACCTTGTTAGCCAATATACATTTTCTCCAAGATCTATAATGTTGTTAGTTATTACCCCGTTAGCAACTGTTGGCAAAGAGTCTGATAGGTTTGAATTAATTGGCATTGCTCCCAAAACATACTTTCCTTGCTTTGAGGCTATTTCGTTTATAGTCTTTGTTGAGTCAGTTCCAGACACTTCCCACAATAAAGATGGCTTATATATCCAATTTTTTTCTTTATCAACCATAGAGGATTGCTTAATTGATCCATAAGATCTTTGAATATACCTTGTTACATAATTTATTTTTCCATCATTAAAAACTTTTTTATCCTGACTACTTATTTCAATAATATTTGGAATTGGTGAACTGTTTTGATTTTTAATAATTCCATCAGTTAATTGATTGCTATTTCCAATAAGTTCTATATCTATAGGCCTCATGGATTCAGATGGCATGAGATAGTCTTTGCTCATTACAATAAAATTATTATATTCATCAAAAAACATTGATGTTTGTGTTGAAACGGCAAGTTGATTTAAAACTTCTGCAACATTTTGATCTGGTGCTATAAAAAAATATGGAATTATTGTATCATTTTCTTCACTAATTCTTTTAAAAGAGTAGTTAGAAAATCCTACATAATCTAACAACAATGAAATTGCATAACTTAAAGAAACTTGTGTAACAAGCATTCTTGGAGCAGGAGTAGACTCTAAGAAAAAATAAAAATCTCTCAGTTCTAAATTAATTAAAGATGCTGTGTTGTTTACCTGTGGCATTCCTTCAGAGTATAAAGTTTTAATTGGTACAAAATAATAAGATCCATCATTATCAATAATTGTTTCATAAAAATTAAATTTTATATTTTTTCTTAAATATTTAGCAATAATACTATTTGTATTATTTGTATTAAATGCTTGATCTGTGTCAAATATTGAAATTGTTCCAGTAGATGCTAATAGTTGACCAACTGGCAAAGAAGTATTTCCAAGATCAGAAAGTGATTTACGAACGGTATACTCAATAACACTATCAGATATGTCAGCAACAAGTCTAGGAGACATCTCAATTAAATCAAATGTTGTGCCATCTTTATTCATTGTTTCTGCAACAACTCTAATTCCTTTAATATATTCAAATTCTCTATATCTTGTTTCACTGGTATTAGGATTTATAAAGGAAGACGGTGAAACAAAATCTTTAACAAAATTAGTTCTTGCATCAAGAGATTCAGAACCCAAAGTCCAACCATAATCTGGTACAAATGTTTCATATCCAGAAATTTCATCACTCCAAACAAAAAATGTTCCAACGCTTGATTCATTTTCTAAAACAAAATATGCATATCCATCTATAGACAATTCTGGAAGTAATGTTTCAGATGAATATGTTTCTGCAAAAACAAAGTTATCTTTATACCTATCTGGAATAATTAACCCATACTCTAATTCTACATATCCGTCTGATTTAATAATTGGAGTTCCATCTATTCTGGTAGAGTTTTCATTAAATGAATAAGCATCTACCCAGTTATTATTTTTAAGATATTGAATTTTCCATCTTTTTGGTGTTGTTTTATTTATATCG